CTACCAGCAGTATGCCAATGATTTCTTTTCATAACTATTTTATATTTCCTAACTCTTGTTGTGCTTTAATAAATGTTTTATTGAATTGTGAAGCTTCTGCATAAAATTTTATTGTTTTTCTTGGTCTGATTGATTTAAATTTAGTATCAAAATATTCAAATTGATAATAAGTAACACCATCAATTTTAATTGTATCTAATAAATTTAATTGTATTATATATTTTTTCGGCCTAGGATCAAATTCTTTATAATCCGTACTGCCTTCTTTAATCGATTTATACGGCAAATCTCCTGTTTCTTGTTTGAATGGTTTTCCTAGTTTCGAATTTAAATTTTTAAATATTGTGTTTAAACGACCTTCTTCGCCATACATATCTTCTAATATATTTTTATTTTCAGAATCAACAAAATCTGCATATTTAAAACGAGTAGATTCTATTTTTGCAGTTATAGTTTTACAATTTGCTACAGCAATTTTAACAGCTATTCTTACAGGACTAGTTCTTGGTAATGTATTTATCCTATCATTTCCATATTTCGATGATTCAATATGATCTATTAATCGTTTAGTTAAATTAAAACCTTTATATCTAGATGCATCAACTGCTGCAGTTATTGTAGAATCGACTGTCTGTGTTAATACACCAGTATCAAATACTAAATTATCGTTATATGTACCTTTATATGTTAATCCTATATCATATACTGCTTGTTCGGCTTCGATTAATTTAAACTTGCCTGGGATGTTTTCATCTCCAAGAATGTCAAATGCTTGTCCCCCTGAAACTACATCTGACAGACCAGATGTCCATCCTGGATCTGTTAATGTTCCTTTATATGTTTTTATATGCAATGTAGTATCAATTGATTTATTAGTTTCTATAAATTCTAAAGTTCCATTATGTGGAATTCCATCTTTAAAATCTCCTTTGAATTTAAATTTATCAAAAGAGTTACCAGAACCTTGATCATGCCCATAATATAAGTAACACTCACCATTAATAGCTTCATATGAAACAGTTGATTCCCTAGGGTCAAAAACAGTAACTGCTTTACCCGTAAACTGAGCTAAAGATTTATTTTTTAAATTAACTATTTTACCAACTGCTTCCGCACCAGTGTCGTGTTCTGGATCTTTAATACTACTACGCATTGCGTCTAGATTTACTTGTTCTAATCCACTTTCTTTCCATACTTTATTAATTTCAGTATCATTTGTTTCTTTAACTAAACGTTTTAATCGTGAAATATAAAGTGCAAATTGATCATCTGATAATACTGGGAGACCATGTCCAATTTGAAACTTGCCTAATTCTTTGTCTAATAAATTATCATTTGCCAATAATTGAACCAATCTACCAAGTTTCGATCTATCAAATACCATCAAGTTAAAAATTTTGCGTTTTCGTTTTGATTTTACCGTAGCTAACACATAAAGATATCTTTTATTGTTATATTTGCCTGATGTACCATATACATGTCCTGGATTACTTTCCATCATTCGTACGATTTCTTTGATTATTTCTGAAACATTACTTGTTGGATTTTTTACTCCACGTCTTGCTTTTGCTACAACAGCAACACCAGCAATTGCTCCAACTTTTTCTGCATTGTTTTGAGCCGTTTGATAACGCAAAACACGACCTGGTCCGTCTCCGTCTGGTTGTGAAAATTCTATCGTAATATCCCAATCAGTTGTTTGTTCAAATAATGCTTGACGTATAATATGTTCTAATAATTTACTCATTTAATATAAATATCTACCAATCTATTAGTACTAAACGTCCTTGCCAACGCATAACGTTATCTGTTTTAAAATCTAAATTTAATTCTAAATCTTTGATACCCATTTTACCAATTTCAGTTTGTAATGATCTTAAAAATGAAACTACTTCTTGATCTAAATCACGAGCACCTTCATCATTTAAATAATCAAATATAGATACTTCTCCTCCCATTTCACGAGCATATGACTTATATCCTTGCAAAAACTGTTCTATATTTTGTCGATCATTTCCCGACAAAGAATCTGCTTTCGACATTATGTATAATAATTTTTTTTCATTAGCATAATATATTGGAATAAACGCACTAAACTCTCCTTTACGTCCAACTATTACCGAAGCAACTTCATATTCTTCCGACTCTGTAGTTATTTTAAAAAGTTTATCTTCGCCGTCAATTTCATAAACACGACCGTTATCTCCCTGATCAAAAAAACGAAATTGTTTGTTGTTTATTTTGTCAAGTAACACGGATATTTCTTTGTCTTGCAATTCAGTTAATATATTTTTAAGACGTATCATTTTATTATATTTTTATCTAAATCTAAACGTATTAAAAAATTCATATCAACATCATTACGCTTTTTAATTGGTTGTGCTAATTTACCTAATGCTAATAATTGTCCTGCTTCATTATACAATCCAATTGTAGTTATATAAGGAGAAAAATCACTACCAGAAACAAATCCTCGATATGTTTGATTGTTATCTCGAGTCAATGTAACATTCATAGACATATTAAAATCTCCAGCATCTAATCTTGTAACAGCACTCAATTCATGTATAGTTACTGTGCTTTTATATGACGCTGTATATGGAGTATTTAATAAATCTTGTACTCGATAATCTGGCGAGGAAAACACAATGATTCCTTGTTTTGCAAACACGTTACCAACAACATTAGTTTGTAAAGCAGTACTACTTCCTTCAAATCTTCTACCTAGATATTGAATTTCTTTTAAAATTAATGCTTTATTATATATCCTAATTTCGTCCAACTGCCCATCTAAATTTGTTCTATCTTGTCCTTCAATAAATCCTCCTATATTTAAATTTTGCAAATTATCTATTCTAGCACTAGCGCTTAAAGGAGCTTGTATGTCCTGTAATAATGTGCTTGATTGCGAAGCGTGTAATATACCATCTATATACATTTCCATTACGCTACCAGTTTTTTGACAAACAACATGAGTCCAAGAACTTGATACTTCTGCAGACGAAGTTATCATAGATCGGAATGTTGGAGATCCTTGTGCACTAAATTTAATCTGATTACTACTGCTTAATTCTATTCTAAATGGATATTGAGGAGTTCTAGAACTAGTAGCTTTTGTCATTATTATCTGATCAAAAGATGAATTATTAGAACCACTAATAAACATAGATATTGCAAAATCGGAATCGCGATTATATTCGCCATCTAATTTAGTTTGAATATAGCCTTTATTAGCAAATTTAACAGATAATCCAATTGGC